CAAGCAGACAGGTAATACTACTGCTGATGTTACTGGAGAAAAGAAAGATATTTTAAACTTTTTACAGAAACATTACTATTACGATAATCTAGACGTTATGGAACTCCATCCTAAAATCGTTGAAGAATCTGAATTAGAAGAAATGAACGCAAGATACGAAATCTCTGATATGGAACAGTCCAAAGATCCTGCTGTAAAGAGAGAATACGCAAAGCTGAAAAAAGCTAAGTATCCTTCAATGCAATACATCAGACAATATAAAGAAGTCGAAGCTGCCTTAGACAAATCACTTCCTGCCAACAAGCGCAAGAAGTAGTTGACATTGCAGCATTAATGTTGTATAATTAATTATGAAATCTATATCTGAATACAGATTAAACCCTCTCGAAGAAGAAGCAGAAATTGTTCCTTATAACGAGCTGCACGTTGTTGTATTAGGTACAGGAGATGGTGACGGTACTTTTGCTGATATTGTTGAAGAAGTTTCTGTTAAGAGAGATATCAAATACGATTTCGTTGATATAACAAAATCGTGGATTGCTGACTCTGATATTGACATCGGAACTGTAAAGCTTCGTAACGTTGATGGCAAAGATAAAGATATTGAGATTGAAACACATAACTCAATTGTATTTGTAAGAGCAGGAGCAATCGGTACGCTTTCCTCCCAAGCGTTTGTATCCTCCTTACAAGATATTGGCTTTTTGCTTGTTAACGATTTAGAATCTATGTTAGTCTGTGATAACAAAATGTCCAACGCATTATTGTTAGGTCGTAATAATATACCGATTCCAAGAACATCATCTATCCCTAACGAACATTCTATCGAAGACGCTCATAAACGAGTAGGTGGAAAGTTCCCTGTTATTATTAAAACACTTAAAGGAACTCAAGGTGTTGGTGTAATGAAGATTGATAGTATGTCATCTTTAACAGGTGTATGTCAATCGTTATGGAAATACGATGCTGATTTGTTAATACAAGAATTCTTTGAAATGAAATCAGATATACGTACTCTACTTGTAGGTGGTAAGATCATTGCCTCGGCAGAAAGAATACAAGCACCAGATAACAAAGACTTTAGAAACAATGTTCACCAAGGCGCAACAACAGAACCATACGATTTATCGAAGAAAGAGATTGAAGTAATTAAAGCAGCCGCAAGAGCAACAGGAGCTGTGTATTGTGGAGTAGATCATTTTGTTGATAAGAAAGGCAATCCTTATATTATCGAAGTAAATGGTTCACCTGGTATTCGTTCTCACTTTGAAGGTTATGATCCTTGGACAGAAGAAAAGAAAGGTAAAGTTTCTGATAAGAAAGTTGTAGAAGATATTATACAATTCTTTTCTAAGGATGTCAATAGAAGACCAATCTTTAGACAAGAAGCAGGTTATATTGAAACGATTATATTTAAAGGTATGGAAAAGAATCCTGTACGTGCAAAGTTTGATTCTGGTAACAGTGCAAAAGCAAGTATGCTCCATGTTGATAAAATGGAAACAAAAGGTAAAATGGTATTTTGGGAAAAGAATGGTTATAAGTTTGAGAGTGAAGTAATATATGTCTCAAACCCAACTCGTGGTCAGAAGGCATTTGATACAAGACCTGTAATTGAACATGAGATCCTTTTCAATAACAAGAAACATATTGCTGAAATCGCGTTGTCATTAAAAGATACTGCATCAGAAATGTTAGTGAATAGAAAGTTAATGACTAAGTTTAAAATTGCAGTGAATCCTAATAGACGATTCATACTATCAAACAAAACTGATAGAAACGATGAGAGTGACCACTAATGAAAAAGTTTACAGATTGGCAACACGATAAGTTTGGACTATATGAAGGCGTTACTGTTCCTTTAGAACAACCGTTAATAGAGTTTGACCAACTGCCAGGATTGCTTGCAGCAGAAAAAGAACCTGAGTTAAATACACCAAAGCGTTCAAGTGGAGATAAGAAATATGTTGTCTATGTTAGAAACCCTGACACAGGTAATATTAAAAAGATTGAGTTCGGCGATGAGAAAGGCGGGCTTACTGCTAAGATCAATGATAGAGATGCCGCTAAGAACTTCGCAAGCAGACACAATTGCGATACTAAAACAGATAAAATGTCTGCAGGATACTGGGCCTGTCGATTACCTAAATATGCAGCCGATCTTGGCCTCAAGGGAGGTGGTAGTTATTTCTGGTAAACCATATACGGATCTTGGTGATATACGTACATTTGATATTAATGAAGACCAAGCGGAATTTGTTTGGCATAAAGATAAAGAAGACCGTATGGTTGAGGTAATATCAGGAAATGGTTGGCAATTTCAACCTGAAAACTGTTTACCATTATTATTAGAGCCAGGAGTAAGATTTAAGATTGAAGAAGGTGAATATCATCGTTTAATCAAAGGTATTGATAATTTACAGATTCGGATAACGAAACTGTTATAAATAAACATAGAACATATAATAATAGGAATAAGAAATGGCTGACGGAAGTTTTAGATTAGTTGATATGGACGATAAGAGCTATAAGAACGCTTTGAAACTGGCCAAGAGCGCAAAACTTAATCCATTTACTAAAAAGACATCAACAGGAATGGAGTTGAGTGTCTTTGGTAGTAATAGAGATATAATGAAATTTTTAAAGTCATTACCAGAACAATATAAAGAGGAAAATAAAATGCCTAGTTGGAAAGAAATTATCGAGAGCAAAATCGAAGAAAAGATTATGGCTCGTTTACAAAACGAAGAGGATTCTGAATATCAAGAATTCTTCAAAAAAGTATTAAAAAAGTTTGGCGTTGAATCACCAGCAGAATTAGACGATGCAAAGAAAAAAGAATTCTTTGACCACATCGACAAGAACTGGAAAGGCGACAATGAAAAGGCAGAAGGAACCGAAGATGCAGTAGAAGATACTGAAGCCGGTGATACCTTAAAGCCTAAGGGTGAGAAGAAGAAATTAGCTGCGAGTAATTGTGGGTAGTAAATCTACTTCTTGAAGTTTATATAATTATATATTATAGGAGATATCATGTTCTTAATTGATTGGATAAAAGGGTTGTTCGGTTCTGCCGAAAAACAAGTTGCACCTATTAAAGCATCAGAGCCTAAGAAGGCTGCTGTAGCAAAAGGTCCTAAAGTAACTAAGGCTTCGTTAGGTAAACTAACAAAAGCTCAATTAGAAGAAGAAGGTCGTAAAGCGGGTATTGAACTCGATAAAAGACACAAGAAAGCTGATTTAGTAGATCAACTTTTTAAAGTTATAAAATAATTTTTGTTATTAAAATTAACTTAATTTAAACAAGGAGATAACAATGGCACTATGGGGAAAAACAGACGCTGCAGCAAGCGTACCTAAGTGGCTCGAAACTAGCACAGACAATACTAATAAATCACACGATGAAGATTTAGCAGTATTTGTTGATACGACTGAAGCAGGCGTAGCAGCTAACAGAGCTAAAGGACTCAAAACACCAGGTTGGAACTTGTATCACACTTACACCGATGCTACAGGCGCAACGCGTCATAAAGCTGAATCTTTAGTAGTAATGAAAGTTGCTGCTGGCGATGCTGGTGATGCTGGTGTATCAGGTACAGGTGACGATAGTATTGTAGCTGACAGCTAATTTTAAATAGTTAGCCTTTATTGTTATGAATTTGACAGAATCAACCTTTCTACTATATGCGATGAAACACTATGACAACCCTCAGTGTACTGAGATGTCAGAGTTCGAAGAGGATATTAAGAGATTTCAATATCTCCGTAAACTCTTCTCTCGTTATAGACAAGATAACGAATTAAAGGAAAGGTTAATTCTGAACCATCTCATTGTATTATTCAATGTGTTTGGTGCACAGGCAACAAATATGTTATTCATGCGGTTGCATGAGTATCACGAGTATTTAAAACCATTCGTGTTATATTTGAATTTTATGCCTGAACTTTTGGTGTATGATGAGATGGCAATACGGTCAGAATCAATTGATGCTGATGAATATGTCGCAAACAGGTTAAGGGAAATATAAATGGTAGTAGATCTATTTTTAGTATACTCGTTTATTCGACGGTTGGTTTCGCCTTTTAAAAAGTGGAAAGCATACGAAGAAGGTATTATTGACGACAAAGGTAATATCTTAATTAAACGAAAAGACTTTACTAAGAACGCTCAGAAAGATGCGTTTGGTATTTTTGACCAAATGATTCTTAATCTGAAAAAGTTATTAGGTAAACTACCAGGCGGTCAAACTAAACTTGCGTCTTACGCTTCAGCTTTATGGTTGATACGTGAGCAACAACGAATAGAAGCAACTGACTATTTAACAGAGGAATCTGTTGAGTCAGATTTAGATGCTGCATTAGAAAGATTCGTTAATGAATACGCAGATATTATTGAAGCGTACTCAAAGAAAGATATTGAAGAAGAACCTGCGAATAATGTAGGTGGTGGAAATATTGCTGGCTTAGGTGTTGGTCCTGACGGTGAGCCAGGTGTATCTAAAAAGAATATGAAGAAACATAAGAAACGTATTCGAGATATTATGGGTACTGTTAAAATGGAAGATGCAGTTGCACAGGCTCAATTAAAAGCAAGACAGGCTGGTGAAGCTGAACGTTTAAAAATGCAACAGGACAAAGATAAAGAAAGAATGACTCTAAAACATGCCGCTGAAACTGAAAGACAAAAAGTAGCAGACGAAACAGAGAAAGAACGCGAAAAGCGTAAACAAGAGCGTGATAAAGAACGCGCTGCAGCTAAACAAGCAATGGGTTCAGCCGCAGGTTAATTAAAAAAGGAAAAGCAATGAAAAGATTTAATCAATTTACTGAATCGCTTGAAGAAGGTATTAAAGATCTTAGAAACTATAAAGATCGTAATCGTAAAGGTGAAGCTTATCTGCTTTTTGTAGTAACTAAAGGCAACTCATCTAATAAGTATGATGATGATTTTGGATTCGACCAAAAAGAAATGAATCTTATGGATAAGCTAATAGGCAAAATTCGCAATATGCATATCTCATCTTTTGACGGTGGAGACACTGGTCCAGCTTCAATGGAATTTATAGGTGATATGAAATCATTAGAGAAATTTGTAGCTGATAGAGATGTTAAAAAAATCTGTGCAAAATACAAATGCAAAATTGAAGGCCCAATGGCTAACTAGAGGTATATTATGTTTTTTAGAGATACAAAATTAGACCGTGAAGCGGTATTTGAACAATTGAAGATTGACGAAGGCGTCGTATATGAAGTTTATAAAGACCATCTTGGGTATCCAACCTTCGGAGTGGGACACCTTGTTTTGGATTCAGATCCAGAATTCGGCGCTGAAGTGGGAACTCCAGTTACTGAAGAACGAGTTAAAGAATGCTTCGATAGAGATATCGAGATTGCAGTATCCGAATGTGATCGCCTATACGAAGAAGGGGTCTTTGGTGACCTACCCGACGAAGTACAACAGATACTTGTCAATATGATGTTTAACATGGGTCGTACTCGTTTAAGCAAATTCAAGAAAATGCAT